TATTTGTGCCAATGGCAGCTAATGAGTCACCTGCTAAATCTGTATATGTATGAATATCTCTTGCAGCACCAATTAGATTATTACCTACGGCTGGTTCCCATCCACCTATCTTTTCAGGAACACCATACCTAAAACGCACATTATCGCAATCGACCCATCCGCCTTCTGCGCCGTATTGAGTATTTTGCTTATCTATACCTGGTCTAAATTGTAGTTTATTAATTGGCATAAGCTATCCTTATACCACCAAATTCGTTGATTTATACTATTTTCTTAACGGTGGTATTCCTAGTAAAGGTCTTTTATCATATAAATTGGAATCTGCAAACTGTCCATTTACATGGTTATAATGCAAGAAAACTTGAGCACAGATATTACCAGTAAATTCTTCTCGCCAATGTTCTAATTCACAACCTGAATAAACTAACATATCTCCTGGTTCTAAATCTACTTTTATACCTTTTGGTGCATTAGGTTTCATAATATTTTTATATTCATCTATGACATTATTACTTCCTGTAGGATCAATAAAGATTGGCCATGGATCTCCACCTAGATTTAATGTTGTAGATATCTCACAAGATGGTCTATCTTTATGTCTCTTTAATATAGAACCTTTTTCATACACACGTGCGTACGAGTATGTAGGTATTAAATTTAAATTAGTTTGTTGTTTCATGATTGGCATAACTTTCATTAGTAATGTCTCCATAGCAAAGTCTGCATAATGAGAATATACATTTGGAACCTGTTGATCTTTCCAAGTGCCAAATAAACTATTTTCAGCTATGATGTTATTGCTGTACATGTAATTAACAGCATCACGTTTTAGTAAAAAATAGTTAAATACAAAGTTAGCAAGTTCATATGGAATTGCTTTTTTAATTATTTGATATTTATTTGTTTGAAATGTCATGCTTGCATACCCGCTTGTAGAAAATTAAAGGATACTGATATTCTTATATCATCAGATTGATTAGGATCCACACAATGATTTAACCATGATGGAAACATTATAAGTCTTCCTGCAATTGGTTGATAATGTACTTCTCTCCATAAATAAGATGGTAATTGTCCTTCTTTTCTTTTTGGATGGGTCATGGCTGCAACTGATTTAGGATCTTCACATTTTAAATGACCACAATTTTCTGGTGTCTTAACATAATAAACACCTGACCATAATGAATTAGGATGCATGTGTGGTCTATTGTATCCACCTTTATAATTAATGTTTGCCCACATATTACCAAGGAATGGTTCATTATCTAATAGTTCTTCTTTGTAAATATGAAACTGTGCTTTAAATAAAATATCAACAAGGTCTATATATTCTGGAAGTTTATGCATATTTGTTTCACTATGCCATCCATTCATATTAGTTTTTTGAACACCTTTATCTCGTTTAGACCATTCAATAATATGATGTTCTAAATGTTTATTTAATTGTGGAGTTCCAACATCAGCAACATAGATTGGAGTTGCAAAAAATAATTCTCTATTCATAAAATTCTTCCTTTTTTATATCCTTTTGGTGGTTTTTTACCAAATTTTAACTTTAAATTATCTTTTCCATTTGTATACCAATTATATTTACTATTCCTCAAAGATATTTTTTTACAATACTCTTTATAATCTTTTTTAGATTTACGTAATTTCCAATTCTTTTTAACTCCTTCACTTATATTTTTTTTAGTCTGTTCTGTTTCTGGTATTCCTTTATGGCCTAATGATGTTAACCTTAAATATCTTTTGTATGCCTTTTTAGTTAACCAATTTTTTGTTTTTATTAAACCATCTCCATTAGATTTATTTAAGAAATCATCTCTATAAACAGCATTTAATCTTTTAAGAACTTTATATTCCCATTCCTGACATTTTAAAACATTATCAAAAACTCTTCTTACTTTATATTCAAATGAATTTTTACCATATATTTTTACGTAATATTTTATATCTTTAGAAGATGTAAAATATTTTTTCCATAAGTCATCTGGATGACATCCTTTTGCATATCTACTTCCATAATAAACTTTTCCAGTTTTTTTATGACGAACTATGTATGTATATGGTACTCTATCTATTACTTGCATAATTTTATTTAAATGGAGGTCCACCCACCCAAAGAACTAATGATTTTCTAATTCCTTTTGTAATAGGTATAACTCTATGTCTAATAAATGATGCAAAGAATATAGCTTGTCCTTGTTTAGGTCTAGCTATTTTTCCATCCGACATTAATTCAAGTCCACCACCTTCAAACTCTGATTCATGTGATAATAAACATGTCATAGATATTTTACGAACTGGTGGCTCATTAATACAATTAACATCTGAATCTATATGCCAATCATAAAATCCTCCTGCTGGGTACTCCGTATACTGTGCGGGTTCTGTAATTTGAATTCCATCAAAACCAAAATGATTACCATTAGTTTGTTTAACTACTCTTTCTAATGTTTTATACATTTCAGGCATCTTATTAAATGGTATCCAACTAATGTGAGATGTTCTAACCTTTGTATCTATAACACCTCCTTGTCCTCCACCAACCTGTCCACTTTCCTTTGGTTCAGATTGACCTGCATTTATAATTAATTGACATTGTTCTGGTGTAAATAATGGAGTCGTTGTTTCTACAATCAACGATTTCCAACGTGGTTCTGTTATAATCATTGTGCTCCTCTGTTTGCTATTGGGTCATAAAGAACATCACAGTTTGCTGCTAATGTTCTTCTTGTGTCATTTGTTCCATTGAATGGATAGACGCAATGTCTCATATCATATGGAAAAATATAAAAATCTCGTAGTTCCATTGGTGGTTGATAATCTACTTTTGCAAACTGACCATTACTTGCTCCTAATATTTGTAACTTTCCATTTTGTGGAGCTTGTTCTGCTGAATACTCAATTCCATAAGTATTTGGTAATTTTAAAATCATCACAGAAGATAGACCTGTAAACAAATTGCCCTGGTGAACGTGCACAGGATTGTATTCATGTGCTTTCATTTCATTAACCCAGATTGAATTTAAATGAGTTTGATATTTTCTAATATGATTAAATTCTAAATAATGATGAAACATTTCCATAAACCATTGTTTAACATTTAATGGTAAATGATCATGTCTTTGCATCTTTGATGTATCTTCTCCATCATAAAATAGAGAATGTTCATTTTTAATTTTACCTACTAATTGTTTATTAGCTGGATAAAGCTGATTAAATCTTTGTTCATATATAGAATTAATAGTTGAGAATATATCTAATGGCGTTTCGTAACGCATGATACATTGTCCTAAAAATGTAAAATTAAATTTCATAATCCCATCTCTTTTCTAATTTTTGTTGCAGATATTTCTTGTATTTCTTTTGGTAATACAATCTCTTCAATCTTGTACCCAACATCTCTACCATAACAGATATTGGTAATATTTGGAACTTTGATAACATCAAATTGACCTGTGTAATCTTTAAGTTTTTCTTTAATTCGTTTCTTTATATCTTCAAATTCAAATGGATTATTATTTGTTTGTGGCATGGTTCTTACCATTATACAAACTTGGCCAGTCTTCTTTAATATCTCTTTAAATAAAGCTAAATGACCATCATGAAATGGCTGCCATCTTCCTAACATTTGTGCTGTGGGTTTAGAGTAATCCATGTATTTTATTTATAATGTTATCGTAGTTAAAGTTAGTTACTTCAAAATCAACCTTTTTAGGTTTTTCAAATACTTTATTCGTATCTTCAAATCTTCCCTTACTAATTGTATTCATCCAAATCTTCATATCATAGAATGATCTATAAGATTCAAATGGACAAACAAAGTCTACAACCACATGATTAACTGCAAGATCACACATCGTCATCATACGATTCGCTTGTCGCTTTCTACCATTCTCTGTAAAATCCCAATCTTCAAATAGCTTTCTAATATCATCAGCATTAAAGTGTGGTATCTTTTTGTTCTCAATTAATTTTTTAGCAAATGTAGTTTTGCCTGATCCTGGTAATCCAAATATTAATATCTTCATTAAAATTTTATATGTCCATACGCATCAACAATGCTTTTAGGCAATTGTGATCTGTAAGGATTGTCTTCCTTTCTAATCTCTTCTCTAATAGTATGCATTCTATTTCCAACTACTGTATCGTCATAACTCATACCATTTATTTGAAACTGTTTCAAGGATTTAAAATTATGATTAAATTTAGGTATTTGTAAAAAATCATATATTTTATTAATTTCAACTTCTGTGTTATTTACTAAATCATCATATTTTAAATAATGACACATATTAGGATAGTTATAAGAATTCTTTATAGCTTCTAAATCTTTTGCAATTGCACCATCTTTATTCATTAACATCCAAAGTTTTTCTTCTATAGTTTGTTTACCGTATTTATGAACAAAGCTTGTTGGCTCTCTTTCAAACCATTTAACGTAAGATGCTAAAACATCTAATACATCTCTTAAAATAATTATGCATTTAAATGGACGTTTGAAATGCTTCTGCATTAACATAAAATTACCAGGTGTCATTACAGGACCACGATCAATTATATACTGTTGTGGCCAGTCTTTGTAATAATTGTCAAAGACAATATCTAATACGTTATCTAATGATTTATGATCTGGGTAATTTTGAAAGACATCTGTTTGTTTTAATAGAAACAAATCCTTCATTATTTCTAATGTAATAGAGTTTGGAGTTACAGCAATATTTGGATTTTGATTCATGATTGAACCAAATAGTGTATTACCAGATCTAGGTAATGCTACTAAAAAGAATAATTGCTTAACTTGTTGGTTTTCCGAATGTGGGTATTGATTTCTTCTCATCATGTTTAAGTAGTCCTAATTCTTTCTTAACTCTTTCAATTGTTTGCAATTGTCCAAGAACATTAAAGACTTCAGGTTGAGAAGATCCTGGTGTTAATGTTTCAGCTTTGTTTTTCATAATTTGGTGATAGGATTCTAATTGATGAGTATTTACATTTTTAGTGTCAAATGATCCATCATCAAATTCTTTCTTTAAATTAGACCACATATTAATTTCTCTCATTCTATCTTTTGCAACTAATTCCATATTTGCTTTTGCATAAATCTTTTCATCTAAATCTATTTTATAACATTCTAATTTATATTCATCAGTTTCAGTCTCAATCTTCTTTTCTAGCCATTTAATCTTTGCATCATTACGTCTGTAATCAAAAGATAATGACATTAAATTTTCTAAAAATACGTTCTGTTCTCTAACACATTGCCAGTATTTAGCAGATACTGTTGGATACTTTGCATCTTGTAATACTGAAATTCTAGCTTCTGTTTCTGTTCTAAATATTTGTTTTTTAGTCCAAGTATCACGAAGTTCATCAACCATTCCTTTGAATGCATTGAGATCGTTTGGATCTAGTAGATTGTTTAAGTGAGCTTCTTCTTGCTGTATTAAACTCTTAATATTTCTCTTCTCTGTCATTACAGAGGATATAACGATTTATTAAGACGTTGTCAAGGTTGAAGCGGTACCTGTGGATGGAGTTCCTGTCCATTCTTCAGTAGCTGCTGTTGTTGGTGATCCACCAAATACTACTCCAGAAGTTAATGATCCAGATCCTGCTAACACATATCTTGCTGTAGCTAATGGAGGAGCAGATGACCAATTTGTACCATCCCATGTTTCAACATTTGTCACTGGACCACCAGTATAACCACCCGAGCCTATAGCCGCTGTTTGTGTACCAAAACCTGCAGAACCTTGTCTTGGTTTATTAAAATTGTTAACAGTTGTCCAACTTGTTCCATTCCAACTTTCAGTAGCAGATGGATCTCCACTAAAAGCTAAAGCAGCAGTTTGAGTTCCTGCTCCAGTTAAACTATATCTGGCTGTATTTAATGAATTAACGGTTGTCCAAGTAGAACCATTAAAAGTTTCAGTTGTTGCTAAAACAGTAAATCCTGGAGGAGTAATACCACCAAAACATATTCCAGCTGTTTGAGTACCTGTTCCTCCTGGAGTAAATTGTTTTGGAACACTCATACTTCCAGAGGTTGTCCAAGAAGTTCCATCCCATTTTTCTGTTGCTGCTGTCAAAGGACCTGGTAAAGTTGCTCCACCAAATGCAACAGCAGCAGTTTGTGTTCCTAATCCTCCTAATTGATATCTTGCAGTTCCTAAACTTGTTGTAGTAGTCCAAGAAGTACCATTATAAGATTCTGTAGCACCTGTAATTGTTCCTGTACTTCCACCAAAAGCTAATGCTGCTGTTTGTGTTCCATTTCCTGTTCCACCTAAACTACTTCTTCCCGTATTTAAATTCCCCCCGCTCGCCCAAGCACCCGTGGCTGGGGAAAAAATTGTTGAGTTATATTCTTCGGTTGCTCCTGTATTAGAAGGTGCAGCACCCCCAAAAGCTACTGCCGCTGCTCTTGTTCCTGCTCCACCAAGAAGAAACCTAGCTGTTGTTAAATTTGTAGTATTAGACCAACTTGAACCATCATATTCTTCTGAATTGGCAAGTTGAGTTGTTGTGTAACCTCCTATTGCTAACGCAGATGTTTGAATTCCAGCTCCTGCTAAATATCTTCTACCTGTGTTTAAATTTCCACCAGTAGTCCAAGCTGAACCATCATACTCTTCAGTTGCCGCTGGACTTACTGTTCCTCCAAAACCTAAACCTGCAGTTTGAATCCCTGCACCTGCAAGAAGAAATCTTGCTGTTCCCATATTTCCACCTGCTGTCCAAGCACTTCCGTCATATTCTTCTGTGGCTGCTGTTACAGCAGTTGTAGTACCAGCAAAAGCTAAACCTACAGTTTGTGTACCACAACCAGCTAAACCTCTTCTAGCAGTTCCTAAATTTCCACCTGCTGCCCAAGCAGATCCGTCATATTCTTCTGTTGCATTTAAAGCAGTTGGAGCTGGATTAGCTCCTCCAAACGCAAGCCCTGCAGTTTGAGTTCCTGCACCTGCTAATAATTCTCTTGATGTTCCTAAATTTCCACCTGCTGACCAAGTGTAACCTGAATATTCTTCTGTTGAATTTACTATAACTGTTGTTTCTCCACCAAATCCAACTGCTGCATTTTGAGTACCTGCTCCACCTAATTGTTGTCTAGCAGTAGACATACTACCACCAGCGCTCCACGCTTTAATTTGTACTAATGCTTTAAGAGTTCCAGTGGTAGAGTTATACCACACCTGTCCCTCGTTGCCTGAATTTAATGTAGGATCTGTACTTAAGTAATTGACTCTTAATCCTGCTAACTGATTGTAGGTCGTCATGTGAGTGACCTATGGTAAAGTTATAGCAGTCGGTCTTTGATTGAATCCTGGTCTATTTTTTTGTTCATCTGGTAAAGCATCCCACGCTGCTTGAGCTTTTGTAACTTCTGCATCAACAATTGCTTGTGCTTCTGCTTTAGTTTTTTCAACTCCGTTTTTCTCTGCTAACCATAAAGCTCCTTTTTCTGTATTGCCGACTACCCAAACATCGCCTGGATAACCTCTTAAGAAAAAGTTTCTTCTATCTTCTGCAGTAAAAAAACCTTTGCCAGTGTTAGTTGCTGTACCGTATATAAAAAGTGCCATATTTATGCTCCTTGGTTAGTTATTATAAGTCAATTTATTCATAATGTAAACTAACTTGTTGTTATTGTTTTTACGTTATTAGATACTGTTTCGCCTGTGAATTCTTCTGTGTTAGCTATAAAGGTTGTTGTGTATCCACCAAAACCTAAAGCTGCAGTTTGAGTTCCACAACCTGCTAATGATCGTCTAGCTGTTGACATTGTAGGTGCTGATACCCAAGTTGAACCATCATATTGTTCTGTTAATGCAGAAGGAGGACCACCTCCAGCAAAAGCTAAAGCTGCAGTATTTGTTCCTGCACCACCTAAACTATCTCTAGATGTATTTAAATTTCCACCTGATGTCCATGAGGTACCATTATAAGATTCAGTTGCATTTATATTAGCACCACCTGGATTTCTTCCACCAAACGCTAAACCAGCAGTTTGAGTTCCTGCTCCTGCTAATAATTGTCTAGCTGTATTTAAACTTCCACCCGCTGTCCATACTGAACCATCATATTCTTCTGTTTCTGTTAATGCAGTTGGATAAGTTACTGTTCCACCAAAAGCCAGTCCTGCTGTTTGTATTCCACAACCTGCTAAATATCTTTTTGCTGTTCCTAAACTTCCTCCAGGGGACCATGTAGATCCGTTATATTCAACTGTTGTACTTACATTTGGAGGACCTCCACCAAAAGCTAAACCTGCCGTTTGAGTTCCTGCTCCTGCTAAATTTTTTGTTGCACTTGGTAAAGATCCACCCGCTGTCCAAGAAGAGCCATTATATTCTTCTGTTGCTGATTGAACAGTTGTTGTTTCACCTCCAAAAGCTAAACCTTCAGTTTGTGTTCCTGCTCCTGCAAAATTATATCTTCCAGTATTTAAATTCCCCCCACTCGCCCACGCTGCGGCTGTGATGATAGTAGATGCTACATTGTATTCAAATGTTTTATTACCAGCTGTAGGAGTAGGTCTTCCACCAAAAGCTAAAGCTGCTGTTTGTGTTCCACAACTCATTAAAGAATCTGTTGCTGTAGTTAAACTTGTTGTAGCTGTCCAACTTGTACCATTATAGGATTCTACATTAGCATAAGCAGTTGGTCCTGAAGATCCTCCAATTGCTAAAGCTGCTGTTTGAACACCTGCACCTGCTAATTGATACCTTGATGTTATTAAATTTCCACCAGCTGTCCATACAGAGCCATCGTATTCATTTGTAATTGCAGTTACTGTAGTAGGACTATTACCTCCTCCAAAACCTAAACCTGCTGTTTGTGTTCCTGCGGCACCTGCCACAGCTATCGCTGTAGGATAATTTCCTCCTGCCGTCCAACTTGCTCCATCATACTCTTCTGTTTTTACTGATCTTGTAAAACCTGGGTTTTCTCCTCCACCAAAAGCTAAAGCTGCAGTTTGAAGACCACATCCTGCTAATTGTGTTCTACCCGTTCCTAAACTTCCGCCAGGACTCCAAGTAGATCCATTATATTCTTCAGTACCTGCAAAATTTACAATTCCATCATCTCCTCCAAAAGCTAAACCCGCTGTTTGCGTTCCTGCACCTGCAAGTCTATATCTTGCTGTTCCTAAATTTCCTCCATTAGACCATCCAGATCCATTATATTCTTCTGTTAAAGCTAATTTAGGACTAAAATTTCCACCAAATACTAAAGCCTCTGTTTGTGTTCCCGCTGCTCCTGCAGCATATCTAGATGTTCCTAAAGGTGATGATGAACTCCATGCAGCTGATGCCACAACACTCTTAAACGTCCCCGAAGTTGTATTATACCAAACTTGTCCTTCAGCATCGTTCGTTGGGTCGGATGCCAAGTTTAATACGTATTTACCAAAGAGTTGTTTATATGTTGTCATGTTATGATGTGGTTACCTTTTGTGTTGTGTTATAAGCTGCTGTGTAAGCTTCTGTTGCTGCTGTTACTGGCGGTGTGTTTCCACCAAAAGCTAAAGCTGATGTTTGTGTACCAGCTGATCCTAAAGAACTTCTTGCAGTTGTCATTGATGTAGTAGTTGTCCAACTTGTTCCATTATATAATTCTGTTGCCCCTGTTACAGTAGGTGTATTTCCACCAAAACCTATTGCAGCTGTTTGAGTACCTGCTCCTACTAGACTATTTCTTGTTGTATTTAAAGTTGCTGGTGATGTTGTCCAACTAGTTCCATTATAAGATTCTGTTACTGCAGTAGCTGGTGGTCCTCCACCAAAAACTAAAGCAGCCGTTTGAGTTCCTGCAGATCCTAAATTAGCTCTAGCAGTATTTAAAGAATTAACTGAAGTCCAAGATGTTCCATTATAAGATTCTGTAGCTCCTGATACAGGACCTGGAGCTAAAGTTCCTCCAGCAGATAAAGCTGCTGTTTGAGTTCCACAACCTGCTAATCCAAATCTAGCTGTATTCAAATTTCCACTAGGAGACCAAGTTGATCCATTATATTTTTCTGTATTATTCCTAACAAAAGGTACTGAAGGACCTACTCCACCAAAAGCTAAACCAGAAGTTTGTGTACCAGCACTTCCACCAGAATACCTTGCATTACCCATAGCACCACTAGCTGTCCAAGATGTTCCATTATAATTTTGAGTACTTGTAACAGCTCCACTTCCAGGTATATATCCTCCTGCTCCAAAAGCTGCTGTTTGAGTTCCTGCTCCAAATATACCAAATCCTTTAGCAGCTGGAAGACTTCCACCCGCTGCCCATGCAGCAGTAATAGTTTTATAACCTTTCAAAACTCCAATAGTATTATTATACCAAATCTGACCGACTTCTGGATTTGTTGGATCTGATGATACTGACTGTATCGCTGT